AGTTTGCGCGCATAGTCGCGAAACTTTTGGAATTGGTGATAGCCTGATTTCATGCGCCGTAACGAACAGAAACTTATCTTGACCGTCGAGACAAGAGACCCAAGAGCAATCAGGGCGGACCAAATGAAGATGCTGGAGGATTGGCTGGCAAGCCGGTTCAAAGACGCAAGCTTCAAGATAGAAGCCGCGCCAAGCTACATGAGGTTTTGGCACCCAACGCAACTGAGCGCGAAGCAACGCGAGGTTTATCAAATCCTCAGCCAAGCCAAAGATTGGGTGCAGCTCATGGATCAATACCCACAGGCTCGAGTGATAGTGCACCGGCTAAATCACAACCTGCCAGATTATCTGCGAGTGATTGTCAAACGCAATCACGGATACAAGCTAGTGGACCTAAGAGAGGAAATATGAAACTAGAAACAATTGCAATTGCGGATTTGATTCCCGACCCAGATAATGCCCGATTACATGATGAAACCAACCTCAAAGCCATAGAAGCAAGCCTTAGAGAATTTGGACAAAGGAAACCAATAGTTGTCACATCCCAGAATGTTGTTGCAGCAGGTAACGGCACTATTGAGGCTGCAAAGCGTCTTGGCTGGATTGAGATTCAGGCGGTCAGAACACCAGTTGATTGGGATTCTGATCGCATCAAGGCCTTTGCCTTAGCCGACAACAGAACAGCTGAACTGGCTAATTGGAATCAACAAACACTAACGACGCAATTACGCGAACTAGAAATTGCAGGTTTTGACATTGTGGAGCTTGGATTTGAATTGCTAGAAATCCAACTCGAGGCAGAAGCAATAACTGATGAAATCCCAGAACTTCCAGAGGAACCTGTGACAGTCATGGGAGACCTTTGGAAGCTTGATAATCATTACTTACTTTGCGGAGACTCCACGAAACCATCAGATTTAGAAAGGCTTATGCAAGGTGATTTAGCTGACATCATTGTCACTGATCCGCCTTGGAATGTGAATTATGGCGCAGTCGCAAAAGGAAATGCACAAGGATACAAGCCAAGGACAATTTTGAATGACCATATGGGAGAAGAAGACTGGGCAAGCTTTGTTGATTCATTTACTTCAAACTTTGCAGCTTTCACAAAGCCCGGTGCGCCGCTTTATTGTGTGATGAGTGCGCAAGAATGGCCAGTCATTGATGATTCTTTGAGACGAGCTGGCTTTCATTGGTCAAGCACAATTATCTGGGCTAAGGATAGGCTCGTGCTTTCAAGAAAGGACTATCACACTCAATACGAACCAATTTGGTACGGGTGGAACTCTGCAGGCCCAAGATTGGTGGAGGTTGCTGATCGCAAGCAATCTGATTTATGGCAAATTGAACGCCCTTTCAAATCAGACTTGCATCCGACAACTAAACCAGTTGAGTTAATCGCAAAGGCACTTCAGAACTCAAGCAAGCGAGGAGACATATTGCTGGAACCTTTTGGTGGCTCTGGCTCTCACTTAATTGCTGCCGAGCAAACCAATCGCCGCTGCAGAGCAATTGAATTAGACCCGAAATATTGCGATGTGATTATTAAGAGGTGGGAAACCTTAACAGGCAAGAAAGCCGAGCTAGTAAATGCCTAATAATGGCAGACCGCCAAGGCCTATTGAGCAGAAACGCTTGCTGGGAAATCCGGGGCGCAGACCATTACCAGAGGGATTGCAAATCCTGTCCTCAACCGGTGAGCCACCTGAGCCAGCAAGACCGCTGCTCAAATACGGACAGCACCTATGGGACAAGGTATGGGAACAAGGTTTGAACTGGATCAGTCCTAACACCGACACCGAGCTTCTTCTGATGACCTGTGAGATGGTCGATGAGCGTTGGAATCTCAGGGTCAAAGTGATGCAGTCCGATGATGCACGACTCAGGCGCGGCTTGCGAGAACTTGACCGCCTGATTATCGGCAACCTGTCATTGCTTGGCTTTACCCCATCAGATCGCACAAGGCTAGGCGTGGCTGAGGTCAAGGTCATGTCAAAGCTCGAAGAACTCCAGAGACGGAAGGAACAGCGTGTGGCCTCCACAATGGCTAACTCCAGTCCCACCGCAACAGATTGAGTCAGGCGAGGGCGAGGTCGTGATTGACTTTGCCGAAGCATTTGGGATAGTAACGAAAGACTCAGTGGCAGGGAAAGCGGGAGAACCAATACACCTGCGCGACTGGCAGAAGGAACTTATCCGTCATGTCTTTGCCGGTGATGAGAGAGGCTACCGCCACGCAATCAACCTGATTCTCATGCCCCGGAAAAATGGCAAGTCTGCGCTCGGTTCAATCTTTGGTCTTTATTCCCTGATTCTAGGTGTCCGAGGTGCTGAGGTTTATTCAGTAGCCGCTGAAAAGGAACAGGCTCGCATTGTCTTCGCTGATGCCAAGCGCATGATTGAAGCAAGCGAAGAACTATCAAACATCACCAAGCTCTATCGCGATGCAATTGAGTTACCAGCCAACGGATCGGTCTATCGAGTCCTTTCCGCAGAGGCTTATTCAAAAGAAGGCCTGAACCCATCGGCTGTAATCTTTGACGAGCTTCACGCGCAACCAGATCGAACCCTGTTCGATGTTTTCTCGCTCGCTATGGGATCGCGCGGTCGGTTGTCCACCTTAATCGCAATTTCCACGCCGGGCGTGAAGACCGACTCAACGGGTCAGGATTCCATTTGCTACAGCCTCTATCAGTATGGTCAGCGCGTAGCAAGAGGCGAAGTCGAGGATGACACTTTCTTCATGGCAGCTTGGGAAGCACCTGCCGAAGCAGACCACCGCGATCCTAAGACTTGGGAAATGTCGAACCCCGGCTATGGAGACATCTGCTCTGCCGAGGACTTTGAGTCAGCAGTCAAGCGAACACCTGAGCCAGAGTTCAGAACTAAACGCTGTGGTCAATGGGTTTCATCAGCAATCAGTTGGCTACCGACTGGCGCATGGGAAGCCTGCGAAGCTGAACTTGACCTAACTGACAAGGATTACATCATTGGCTTTGACGGCTCGTTCTCAGGTGACTCAACTGTTCTAGTTGGCGCGACTGTGGAAGACGAACCGCAGGTCTTTATGATTCAGGCATGGGAGAAAGACCCAAACATTCATGACCTAGATTGGCGCGTGGATATCTTGCAGGTAGAAAATAAAATTAGAGATTTTATTACCCTGCATCCAAGGGTCAAAGAAGTAGTCTGCGATCCATACCGCTGGCAAAGGTCAATGCAGTTGCTAGCCGAGGAAGGCTATCCCATAGTGGAATACCCATCCACCAACGCTCGCCGCATGGTTCCGGCCTGCGCCAAATTCTTCGATGCTGTCGTTGACAAGAAGCTCAAGCACGATGGCAACCCCTTACTAGCAAGACACTTATCAAACGCAGTAGTAAAGACCGACAATCTAGGAGTGAGAATAGTGAAAGAGAACAGAGCATCATCGAGAAGGATAGATGCTGCTGTGGCAGCAGTCATCGCAGTAGATAGAGCCTTGCAGGTTAGAATAGAACCAGAACAACAAGTGCCGGGTGTCTATGTCTTCTAAAGTGGTATTAGTTACGCAGGTTGCAGGAGCAATCGCTGTGAGCGTTGGTGTTGGTCTTATCTTTATCCCTGCCGGCATCATTGTTGGCGGTCTATTTTCTATCCTGTTTGGAATTGCCTTAGAGAGAACAAATGCTAAGTAACTTATTTGAGAAACGCGCAATCACACCTAACCAGCTTTTTGGCGCAGGTCTTGATTTTGAACTGACCAATAACTCAGGCACTCTAATCACTCAGGACAATGTCTATAAACTGGCAGGTGTCTCAGCAGCAGTCTCACTGATCGCTGGCACAATTGCCACCTTGCCAATGGATGCCTTTGTCAAGCGCGATGGCCAGAAACTTCTAATGAGGCCAAAGCCTGACTGGGTGAACAGACCAGATGTTTCCTTCATTGACCGCACACCATTCATTAGCTCAATCATTGCCAGCCTCATGCTTGACGGCAATGCCTTTGTTCGCGTATTCCGCGATGAGGAGGGCCTGCCAATAAACCTGATGGTTCTCAACCCAACCAAAATCAAAGTCCACCGCACTGGCGTTGGTCGAGTGATGTTTGAATTTGAAGATGATCGCCAGAAATATACATGTGACGAAATCCTGCACATTGTCGAATCAGTTATGCAACCGGGGCAGGTCAGGGGAATCTCTCGCGTTGAGGTTATGAAAGATGCTCTCGGCTTAGGACTTGCACTTGACTCATACGCACAGCGCTTCTTTGGTCAGGGAACATCGGGCAACTACGCGCTAGTCACACCGCAGACCCTCACTGAGGATCAGGCGAAGATGCTTGCTAAGACTGTGGATGCAAGACATGGCGGTTGGAGACGAGCGCACAAGACTCTGGTGTTGCACTCAGGGCTAGACATCAAAGACATCGGTGTCAACCCAGAAGAAACTCAGCTGCTCGATTCCAGAAGAATGTTTATCGAAGACCTTTGCAGAATTTGGAACATCCCAAGCCACCTGATGAACCTGCCCGGAACGAACACCTACAGCAGTATTGAAATGTCTTCCATTGAGTTCACACAGCACACGCTCAGACCATATGTGGCAATCATTGAGAACTCTCTCTCAACTTTGCTTCAGGTTTATCCAAACGGACAGGGCGCGTATGTTGAGTTCAACATGAACAGCCTGCTCAGAGGTGATGCACAGTCTCGGTTCTCTGCCTACTCGCAGGGAATCCAGTCAGGTATCCTGACGGCCAATGAT